CCATTCTGCATAGAGTAATTAATATAACCCTCTGTACTCTTTGTCTTTCTTCTGAACTCTTTGGGCATCATATCCCATATAGCTTTTTGCTGAATCTTAATACTTGTATCTATATTCTGCGAAAAACATATAAGGTGTCCACCTTCGTTTTCCATTACAGATTTCATTACCATCTTGGCACAACCTGTAGTTTTGCCACTACGATTTCCACCAAGAACAAGGCATTCATTGTAATCAGACAAACCTTCGTACATTCGCTTCCAACCATCTAAATCAAACCCATATCTTATAGGGTCTTCCTCCGAGGCACGAATGCGACCTTCATACGAATTGTACAAATCCCTTAATAACTGAGGGTCATTTTCGCCAAGTGCTACAATCTCTTCGTCTGTAGGTGGCTCAAGTATAGGGTGCGGGGTAAAGCTAAGTTCCATCTTCTTCGTCCTCTAAATCAGCTTCTTCCCATATTAATTCAATATCATCTTTATTCATTTCAGATAAGGTCTCTCGGCAGAGAGTCTTACCTATGTAATAATTAGTATAATCATATGACAAAGCAGCCTCATCATCAATGACGATAACAGCCCAATTAGGGAAATGCTCAGATAAAATAGCCTTTGCTTTAGCAAACGCTTCTTCTTCCTGGTCTGACATCTTATTCTTCAACATCTATTACTTCCCCTTTAATTAACTTAATTCTTTCCTTGGCTTTTTGTATAGTCTCTTCGTAATCTTCTTGAGTAACTACGTTTCTATTTTCAGTTATTGAACTAGCTTCTCCTCTTGCAGTTAATGCCTGCCTTGCAGAGTTTGCTTTCGCAATACTTATCTCCTTTATGTCTCTCGGAGTTGGTTGATACTCGCCTGTTTGTATCTGTTCCCTTACATTCTGTATCAAATCCTCCTCTAGACTCTCTAAATTTACATAACTTCTTGCTGATAATTGACCTCCTAGCTCCCTAAATGTGTTCTTATAGTCTGCATAATCGACTAATACATTGAGTATAGTACCGCGGTCAAAGCCATATTTGCGTATCATCTGCGTTTGCGACACCCCAATAGCGTGCAAATATAGTATTTTAGCCACCTTTTTAGGCTTCTCCCTAGACAAACTGCGCGATTTTGTAAGTTCTTTTAACTCAGCAACTTGCGAAATAGCTAGTTTTATCTCTGTCTTTAACTCCTCTTCAGCACTCATGGGACTTTTTTGTCTCTTCGATGGGACTTTATTGTACCACCTATACCAAACAATAACCAAACAGTAGTATAAAAGAAGCTAACTTGTCAAGCCCCATAGGGCATCTAAATTTTTAAGGGGCGATATATGTATATATATATGACGATGCGTGGAAAATTTTGACCCCCTCCGCCCCCATAGCTAGCCAATCACTTTAAAAATAGGGTACCCTCTTTAATCTTATGAATAACTATTTATTCTGTCTTTAAAGTATGCATTTTCTATCCCCTTTTTAATGGTTGGTTTTTGGTAGGGGTTTGCCTCAAAATTTATCGCGGCTTGAAGTTGGTCCATGGTTTTTTTTGGCTTTCTATCCCTTATTTTAAGCCAATCTTGAATTTTGTTAAAGAATTTTCTCGACAAAAAAGAGGGTACCCCTATTGTGGTTTTTAATGGTAAATTACTACCAGAATTAAAACACAAAATAAAATGATTAATTACAATAACTATAAAAACACAATTGAAGCTTTAACTGACCAAAAAAGAAAGGTAGGAATCGAGCTTGAATTTGATGCTATTAGCGACGAAAACTTAACAATCGCTATACAAGCGATAAGAGAATTAGGGGTTGATATTGCAAAAGAAAGTTACAATCACAATACAAGAAATTATTGGAAAATTGTGACTGATGCAAGCTTAAGAGGTCGTAGACCTTATGAGCTTGTAAGCCCACCTTTAGCCCCATTAGAAATGGCTAGACAGTTAAGCCTTATCTTGGATAAGTTTTCCGATAGAGTAATGGAAGTTAATTATTCAATGGGGTTTCATATCCACCACGAATGCCCAAGGTTTAGCCCAAAAAGATTGAAATACTTAGTCAATCATTTTGTCAAAAATGAGGCAAATTTTGACTCGATTGTAAGCCCCTCAAGGCGTTCAAGTCAATGGTGTGCAAGCAATAAAAGATTGCTTAAAACATCAATCAATAGCCAAGGTGTAAATGATGAAATAAGCCGATATCATAAGCTAAACTTACAATGCTTTTCAAGATATGGTACTGTTGAAATTCGTCAACATCAAGCAACCTTGAATTGGGTTAAGATTGTAAATTGGATGATATTCACTCAAGCCCTTGTCACTAGGTCTTACAGAAAAGTAACTGAAACAGATGGATACGACAATCCTATGCACAATTACATATTGGCTAGTAAATGGGCAACTGAGTACAAGGGGGGATTGATGGCAACAAGCCAAGAAGCCGAGCATTTCCTTTTATGGCTTAGGGATAGAATGGAGCATTATGGGGTTCAAAAGCCCTTTACAATGTATACAAGGCAAACCCTTAGCCAAGAAAGCCAAGGGGGTGTAATTCACAATTTTGGAATCCAAATGAATGAGGATTATGTAGGGTAAAACATAAAAACAAGCTACCCTCTTATGAAAAGGGGGTAGCCCTTTTTTAACAAATTAAATAATAAAATCAAATGAAAGAAATACCATTACCAAAATATAAAATCGTAAGATTCAGAAAAAACAAGCATTCTCAAAATGTGAGAGGATTGACAAACCTAACCTTGCAACAAGCAAGGGACATTTGCCATCGAGATGACTCAAGGGGCAGAACTTGGTTTTTTGGATTCACTCAAATGTAATATAACCAAATAAAAAGCCCTCTTCCGAAAATGGAAGGGGGCTTTTTTTATGCCTATATATATTTAATTAATTGGGGGAAGGTAAGCCAAATATAAAGCCACCACCATTGCCCTCAGAATCCCTTGATATTTCGATTGTGAGGACTTGATTGCCTTTCCTCAAGGTAAAGGTTGGAAAAGGTTCAATGCTCTTATCAGAGTCATTTAAAAAAAAGGATTCAACTTTAAATCCTTTGAGACCATTATAGTATTTGTTTAAGAATTGTTTATTCATTTTATTTATTGGTTTAATAATTAGATTTATAATCATTGTTTTTATTCCATATAATGCAAACCTTTTTTTTATTTATTTTTTTGCCATGGACCCACCTGGTACGGACCCGGAACGGACCCGGAAACAGCCAGCTGTGAGCATTTAGGGGGTACCCCATTTTTCACAAACAGCCAGCATTTTGGTACACGAGCTACGAAAGGGGGGGGTACCCCTTTTTTGAGACAGCCCTTGTCTCATGAAATTATTTAAGCTATTGATTATCAATGATTTACTACAAACGCCTTCACCTGGGATGGTCCTGGGATGGTCCCGATTTCTTACCTGGAAAGGGTACCAGGTTTCTGCAGCTTACGCCTGGGTGAGTCCTGGAAAACTATGGGAGGGCATGAAACCCTCACGCACCGGGAGGAGTCCAGGAAGCAAAGCGATGCACGACAATTCCGGGAAAACTCAGGGAGCAAAGCGATGCACGAAAAAAATAATACTTGACGAAATCAGAACAGTACTGTACTATCTTCCAATTATTAACCATTAAACGAAAGGAAAAGATATGTGTCTTATTATACACAAACCAAAAAACAAACGCATACCAGCGGAGTACATTCGCAACGCTATGCAGCTCAACCCTCACGGCTTTGGCATTACTTGGCTAGACAATGGAGAGACTGAGCGAACTCTTGACTATGCGAACATCGAACGCTTGCTAGATACCGACCGAGCTTATGTCTGTCATTTCAGATTCGCAACAGTTGGCAAAGTCAACAAGCCTAACTGCCACCCATTCGAGATAACAAATGCACCTCGCTATGTTATTTATTCAAATGGTACAGTTGACGGCTATGGCAATGTCCATTGTTCAGACATCAGAATGATTGCCGATAAGGTATTGGGTACAATGCACCGCAATAAGTGGGTACCCTTTCTTCAGCAATCCGATACACGATTTGCTATCGTTGACACAATCAACGGCAAAGTTCAGCGAATCAATCATTGGCACGAGAAAGATGGTATATACTATTCCAAGGCTAACTGCTTCGGAAGCCACCGAGTAGCCGTCTACGGCACTCTCAAGTGGGGCTACGGCAATCACAGATTGCTTGAGAACAGTCAACTTGTAGGCGATGGTAGAACTAAGGACTTATACCCTCTTGAAGTATCAGGCTTGCCATACTTGCACGATGAACAACACGAGGGTCATCAAGTAGAAGTTGAAGTCTATGATGTTGACGATACTACATTGGAGTGGCTTGATTCACTAGAGGGACACCCAAACTTTTATCGTAGGAAACAGATACCTATCAGCATGGAGGATTGGACTGAAACGACTGCATGGGTGTACTTTGTACAGAACAGAAGACTACCAAGTGAATACCATTGGACTAACTGCTATGTCGGAGAAGATTGGGAAGATAGTCCTATGTCTAGCACAGAATTTGTTTACCGATAAAGGGTAAGCAGCAAGGGGTACTCTCGAAAGGGGGTACCCTTTTTTTGTGGGGCAGAGAGGGTGCAACCCCTTCACTACCCCAGCATATTGTGTTTTCTCTTGACAGATGCACAAGATGGTGTTGTACTGAAATTATGAACGACCCATACATTAAATTAATTAAAGAGAAAGAACGAGA